AAAAGATAATAGAGGGATTCACGTGTGAGGATTTACTTAAAAACGCAGTGTTAACAAACCACTTAGTTAAACACCATATGACGAAACCTGATACGTATATACGATTACTAGAATTCATTAAGAAAAATAATGTACATGATTGTTCTCACAAACAATTAATTATAGATAATACGGTGCATTTACAATGGCCTGATCAAAAATGTATTATAATCTAAAACATATATGTATTATTAAATATACACTATAAGTACACTATGGCAGGAGAAAAATTATCATCTGGAGAAATAAATGAACGCGTTGAATCATGTTATGACTTACGTTATAAAGAAGGTATGCAACAAAAACAATGGGTAAAACATTGTCATAAAGTATACGGTGATAAATCAGAGAAACAATACATTCAATACTGGATTAAATCAAAGGACAAATACAACGATAGTTGGAGAGAAAAATTAGCCAAACAATTAGATCCAGCAGTAAATACATTAATAGGTTTATTAGCATCAGATGATGAGAAAATACGTCAACGAGCAATAGATCAAGTAATGAAGTATAATGGTGAAGATGAAATTAAAGTTGCAATATCAGGACAAATGGACGTTAAGTTAACATGGGGTGATGAGCAAACAGATGACATATAACGATTTTTATACTACATTGTATGATATATTTGATGAACTTGAGGATGAGTTTGTCGGTAAAGAAGAATATGAGAAGGCAGCATTGATGTTAAATGCTAAATTAGAACTAGATCACGATAAAGAATTAAATGGAATATTAAATGGAAGTAACATTATTTACCCCTCATATCGGGCAAAAACAGGTAATAAAGGGGTTTAGTGATTCACAACATAAATTTGGTACAGTAGTAACCTCAAGACAATGGGGTAAATCATTACTAGGACAAAATCTACTATTATATTGGTTATTACAGAATCCAAATCAGAAAGGATGTTGGATATCACCTATATATAATCAAGCAAAGAAGGTATTTCAAGAACTATCAGATGCCTCTAATTCAATAATACAAAAATCAAATAAAGCAGAACTAACATTACAATTTGTTAATGGTAGTACATTACAATTTCTATCAAGTGAAAGACCTGATAGTGTACGTGGATTTAGTTTTCATTATATGGTTGTAGATGAGGCAGCATATGTTAATGAACGTGGTTTTGAAACAGCAATACTACCTACATTAACAGCATTAGGTAAGAAATGTTTAATCATTAGTACACCTAAGTCTAAAAACTGGTTTTATAAGTATTACCTTAAGGGTAGCAACGATAGTACTGACTACATTTCGTTCCGCGGTCAATCAACTGACAACCCATATATAGATCAAAATTTTATTGCTGAACAACGTTTATCATTACCTGATGATATTTTTAGACAAGAATATTTAGCTGAATTTACTGATGCTGGAAGTGAGGTATTTAGAGGAGTAGATCAAGCATGTACAGTACCTCAGTATGTTAAACAAGATAAAGCGAGTAGATGTTTTGCTGGTATAGATACTGGTTTATCAAATGACTATTCAGTATTAACCGTAATGAACGAATCAGGTCGTGTATTATTAATTGATAGATTACGTGGTGAGAACATAAATACAATTGCTAATAGATTTAATGACATATTATCTAGATTTAGAATTGAAGGTGGTTATGTAGAGAGTAATGGTATAGGTGCTGCGATGAGAGATTTAGTTATACCTAAAAATAGACGTATAAGAGGATTTACTACAACACAAGATAGTAAAACACAAATTGTTAGAACATTAATTAGTGATTTAGAATCTAATATAATTGAATTACCAACTAAGGAATTAGAACCTGAGGTATATAAAGAATTATCATTGTATACTTACAAATTATCTAATAATGGTAAATTATCATTTACACACCAAAATGGATTACATGATGATATAGTTGATAGTTTAATGTTAGCAAATAAGGCTAGAAACGAGATACAATCAAATAAAATGTATATTAGTCCAGCAGCTAGACAAACAAAACCAAGGTTCGGGGTAATGTAACACCTCGATTTTAATAAAAATAAATATTTATGTGTATATGAAGAAGAAATATAATATAGAGATACCTGAGTATTTGTCAATTGATAGATTTCAAAAACTACAAAACTTAGAGCATTTATCTGAATTAGGTAAGATGATTAGAACAATTCATGTGTTCACTGATATACCTGAGGAAGAAATTAAAACATGGGCAATAAGCGATTTAGGTAAGGTCGGTAAAGACTTTAGTGAACGAGTAGATGCTACAGCTAAATTTTATCCTATGTGGGAACACAAAGGTACAAATTATGGTTATGTAGATATCTCAACTATGTCTATGGGTGAATTTATTGATTTAGAAACACTATGTAAAGAGCCAAATAAAAACTTACATGAGATAATGGCGGTATTATATCGACCTGTGGTTAATCACAGATTTGATAAGTTAAAATTTAAGGCAAAACATAATGTTCAATTAATGCAAAACAAGGTAGATAACGTATTTAAATGGTATACTGTAACAGAGTATAACAATGATGAAAGATATGTTGATGCTGAGGTAATGAAAGATTTACCAGCAGGATTTGCTTTAGGAGCATTGAATTTTTTTTTAAGCACCGCCAACTTACACTGGATAAATTCTCTCAGCTCTTTAAAAACAGTGAAGACGGACAAGATGAGGGAAGTACTAACGAGGCAGACACTGGAAGCTTTGACTCACATTGGGGATGGTTTGCGACATTATATTCGCTCGCCAAAACAAACATACTCGATATCACAGGAGAAGCTAGTATCACTAAATTAAATATTAATTTTGTTTTAAACTACTTGGCAATAGATAAAGATTATAGATTATTAGAAGCACAAGCAGAAAAACAACGTAGAAATCGAATTAAACTAAAATAATAAATTATGGCATGTAATTGTAACAAAGCAGATAGACGAGAAGTATGGAAAAGACATATAGCTGGTTTTGATGCAAACAGAATAGCAGCACAACTAATGAGTCAATTATCATTGGTTAAAGACTGTATAGCAGCAGGAGATCCTGATGCAGTAAAACCAAGTAAGAAAACTAAAATAGAAGAGTAATGACATCATTAGAAAACATAGTACAAACATTTAGATCAGCTGCTGATGCACATGAGTATGTAAATTCATTTGCCTTCGGTAGTATCGATTTTTTAGATTCATCATCACAAAATATAAAGTATCCTTATGTTTTTCTAAGACCATTACAATCACCTGGATACTCACAAGACACACGTTTAAGAATATTAGCATTTGAATTATATGCTTTAGATGTTCCTAAATTAAGTACCCAATCACCTGAGGCAGTAATGTCTAAGATGGAACAAACATTATATGATTTTGGAGGTTACATGAATTGGGGACCGCCTAGTGATAATCAATCTAAAGGTGTATCTTATGATATACAGAGTATAACACCAACATTAGAAGCATTTATGGATAGAGTATATGGCTTTGTAGCTACAATACAATATACAGAAAGTGGTATTTATGATTACTGTAATTTTCCTAAAGTATAAATGGAGACAACTGAGAATACAGACATAGCACTTAAAGACTTTGGTCAACGAATAATTGATGAAATGCAAAATCAATTGTTTGAGAATAAATCTGTCAATACAGGTGATTTAGCTAGATCTATTACTCAGAATATTGTTAAGAAGAAAGATCAGGAAGTATTACAAGTATCAATGTTATGGTATGGTGAACTATTAGAAGATGGTGGACCAGGTAGACGTGCAGGTAGAATGCCTCCTATTCGTCCTATTGAAGGATGGATTAAACGTAAAAAAATACCAATACCATCAACATTTAAATCACCTAAATCATTTGCATTTGCAATAGCAAAAAGCATAGAAAAACGAGGTGTTAAAAAATATAGCAAAAAACCATTTATAATGGAGTCAATTGAAAACGCAGCTGCTAATTTTGGTACAGCAGCACTAACAGCGGGAATTGAAAAGGATATTATAATAGACATTAATGCTGCAGCAACATCAGCTGGAGCAACAATAACATAATATGGCAGTAAATAGCTTAGATTTAAAATCATCACCATTCGCAGTTAATGCTACGACAAATAATTTACCTTTTGTTGTAACATCTCCATCTGCATCAGCAGCACAATTCAAATTAGTAACAGATATCTATATTCCTCAAAGATCTACATCACGTTTAACTCGTATTAAAACAGCACCAAGTGCTAGTTTGTGTATGATAGACATAGCATCTATTTGTAGCGATTATCTAACGTATGATACGCCAATGTACACAGTAGGTGGCGTTGGTTCATTTACAAATGCTGCACAATTTTTAATTATAATGGGAGAGGAATATGCTGATTCTCCTAGTGGATCTATTGTACAATATAATGGAAATGGATTAGTAGGTGAACCT